GCCCGATTTATTCAAAAGGCAGATGAGGGCATTAAAGCAACTGACACACTCAGGCAACTGGGCGACACTCTCAAGTTGCTTATGCGTGAGCATAAGGTTACTGCTAACGCCACGGGTGTGACCCTTGGCCGCTACCAAAGGAAGATTCCTTTCCTTAACATTGAAGTAGATCGTGTGAAAGCACTGTCGGCTAGTGATCCTAAGATCAATAAAACATTTGAACTTATTGACCGTGAAATTGACAACATGGTCGATGGCTTTGCATCTGGCGATCCTAAGCAAGTAAAGAAGGCCAATCAAATGGCTAACTTTCTTGTTTTGACTGGAGGCGACCCCAGCAAGATGGTTGATGTTACACGGGGTCTTGGTGGTACAGCAGGGGATATTGCGCTTGAGTTGATGTATAACAGCTTGCTTTCAAGCCCTACCACTCATCTTGTCAACGCTCTGTCCAACTTTTTTCAAGTTGTCTATCGCCCAATAACTGCTTATACAGGTGGCGATAAAGCTGTCAAAAAACAAGCCATTGCTAGTTTCTATAATTTTCACAAGACAGTTATTGATTCTTGGAAGCTCGCAGATCAGGTGAGGAGGACTGAAGTTTCCTCTCTTGGTGAGGTTAGCTCTAAACGAGACTTCCATGGCCCCGGTGCTACAGAAATGCAACTGCGGCAGTTACAAGCTGAAGCTGAAGAAAGTGACGATGCACTATTTGGACATGGCGTAGGCTTTCTGTCTATGCTCAAAAATATCTCTGACTTTCCTCTCTTTAACTGGCCTAGTAAATTTCTTGCAACCTCGGACGAGTTCTTCAAGGTTATGTCCACTCGAATGGAATATAACCGCAAGGTCATGGGAATGGCAATCGATGAGGCAGGGTTAGACTCGGGTAAACATCTAGACGATACCTTTAACAAGCTTTATCAACTTGAGTACAGTCGCCACTTCACCGCAAAAGGTGATTTGCTTGATCAAGAACTACTGGACATTGCCAAGGAAGTTACTTTCCAATCTGACCTGAAAAAGGAAGCTGGTGAAGCTGCAAGCTTTTTGAACAACGTTCCTATCCTCAAGCCTTTCTTTCCGTTTGTCAAAACGGGTCATAACGTCAATGTTTATGTAGCAAGTCACGTCCCTATCTTGTCTGGGAAGCTTGACGAAGTGAAAGCAATTATGGCTGAGGGTGACCCTTACAAGGTTGCTGTTATCAAAGGGCGTCTTGCCTACGGAAAACTTGCCATTCTTACCGGAGCCATGTTGGCTACTGGATCTTTAATGACAGGCAATGGTCCTAGCGATCCGAAACGTAAGGCTGAATGGATGCGTACTAACCAGCCACGATCTTTCCGATTTGGCGATAAGTTCGTGTCTTACGAACGTATGGAGCCTTTTGGGCAAATCCTTGCTGCTACTGCTGATCTGGTCTATGCGTTTGAGTCTGGCGATCTCAAAGAGAGCCAAGTTGAATATCTTGCAGGCTATTTAGGGTATGTAGTTGGTGTCAACTTGACTGATAAGTCAATGTTTGCAGGCTTAGAACCTCTTTCTACCTTCCTTAACCCAAAGTATTCTGGTATTGATAATACTAAGGCTGCTGTTACCCGCCTTGTAAACGGCTTCGTGCCGCTTAGTGGCACACGTAGGGCGGCGGTGAACATGTTTACGCCATACATGCAGGAATATGGCACTGCTATGGATCGTGAAAAGGCTTCTACGGGCCTTCTTCTGCCCTTTGCTGATCGCACAACCCGTGTTGACTGGCTTACAGGCGAACCAATCCCTAGCATGAGCGGTGGTATCAACGCTTGGTGGCCTTACAAGGTGACTGAACGTGGCACAGATGTAGTCAAAGACTTTCTTGAGGATATTGACTATGACTCCTCTCACATCAGAAAGGATTTTGGCAACATTGATTTGACATCAGAGCAGACTGTAGCTTTAGCCCGTTATATGGCTGAAGCTGGAGTTTATGCTGATTTGAAAGATTATATCGTTAAAAATAAGAAAGGTCTTTACGACGAGATTGCCCGTTATCCAAAAGAAGTACGCGCTAAAAACCTCAAACCAGAAGACATGTACTTCTATCGTCACATCAACGGCATAGTCGCAAAGGCTAAGCGTCAAGCGTTGATGCGTTTGCAGCTCGAATATCCAGATCTTGCTGAGAAGATTCGTCAACAGGACATCCTTCGAGGTTTAGAGCGCTCACCACTTAAGTAATCACTAAGGCGTAATGGCTCTTACACAAAATACATACACAGGGGACGGCTCGACCGTCCTTTTTTCATTTACATTCCCATATTTGACTACCACTGACATCAAAGTCAGTGTAAATGGTGTCGATACAACTGCATACTCTCTAGCCAACGCAACTACTGTCCAATTTTCGTCTGCACCGGCAAGCGGTGCGGCCATTCGTATCTTTAGGGATACAAACGTTGATTCTCTTAACGCTGAATTTTTCTCTGGTTCAGCTATCCGTGCTTCTGATCTGAACAACGACTTCAATCAGATCCTTTACAGCACCCAGGAGACTGTGAACCGCCGTGTGGAGAGCACTGGTGGTGACATGACCGGCGACCTCACAATGGTCAACGCCGACATTGTGTTTGAAGGCAGCACTAATGACGCGAACGAGACAACGCTCACTGTCGTTGACCCTACGGCTGACAGGACAATCACCCTGCCCAATGTCAGCGGTACTGTTGTAACTACTGGCGATACTGGTTCTGTCAGCACTGGTATGGTCGCGGATTCAGCGATCACCTCCGCCAAAATTGCTAACGGCACGATTGTCGATGCTGATATTGCTAGTAATGCTGAGCTAAGCGTAAGTAAGCTGCAAGATGGCTCTGCACGTCAACTTCTACAGACAAGTGCTAACGGCAACGATGTTGAATGGGCTTCTAACATTGACATCCCAGGCACACTTGACGTAGCTGGAGCCACAACGCTTGATTCTGGTGTTTCTGTCACCGGAAACATTACTGTTTCTGGCACTGTTGATGGCCGTGACGTAGCTGCTGACGGCACCAAGCTCGATGGCATCGAATCTGGCGCTACAGCAGACCAAACAGCGGCTGAAATCCGTACCCTTGTTGAGTCTGCTTCTGATTCAAACGTATTTACTGATGCTGATCACACCAAACTAAACGCTATTGAGGCGGGTGCTACTGCTGATCAAACCGCAGCAGAGATCAGAACACTTGTAGACAATGCTACTAACAGCAATGTCTATATCGACTCACACCATGCCATTCTCGATGGCGCAACCCTCAATACGAGTGAGTTAAACACGCTCGATGGCATCACAGCTAGTACAGCCGAGCTTAACCAACTCGATGGGAAGAGTATTTCAGGCACGCTGACGCCTGCAAACAGTAACGACATTCCCACTAGTTCGGCAGTCAACACTTTTGTGTCTGGTCTGCTCAACGCTTTGGGTGGATTTGTTGCTATTGGCAATGAAAATAGCTTTCCCACTACCAACCCTGATCCGAGCAACGATGCAGGCACTGTTGTGTCTATTTCAGATGCTGGTGGCATGTCTGTCAACAGCAGCGGTGTTGGTACGGGTCAAACTACTGCGGGTACTACAGTCACTATCACTGGGTTTCCTAGCAGTCTTACAAGTACCACTCTTGGCGCTGGCTTGGGTCTGCAAGTTCAGACCACTAGCACTCTTAACACCTACACCTACCACAAACTCATTGCAAAAGAAGCTGACGTAAAGCAGCTTAGCGATGATATTAACGATTTTCAGGCACGTTACCGGGTCTCAGACAACGCTCCAACCACTGATTTGGACGAGGGCGATCTCTGGTATGACAAAACTGCCAACAAAATGAAGGTGTACGACACCAGCACTTCTGCATGGAAGGAAGTGCAGTCTGTCGGCAACTTCTTTATCAACACGTTGTCGTCATCAAGCGCCACAGGCGGTGGATCTCCTGTATTTAATGGCAGCGCCTATCGGTTTACCCTTAGCAACGCTGGCGCTAACGCCCAGCAAATGCTGGTCAGCGTCAACGGTGTAATCCAAAAACCAAACAGCGGCACCAGCCAGCCGTCCGAGGGCTTTGCTCTCGACACTAACGACATCATCTTTGCGGCTGCGCCTGCAACTGCCTCTGATTTCTTCATTATTACTGTTGGATCGACTGTAAACATTGGTACTCCTAGTAATAATACTGTCAATGCTGCACATATTATTGACGGTTCTATTACCAATGCTGAGATTAGCGGTAGTGCAGCCATTGCTGGCACCAAAATCAACCCAAACTTTGGCAGCCAAACTATTGGAACGACTGGCGTAGCAGGAGTTGGAGTTTCAGCGCCATCTAACTTGAGTCGTTTTGAGGTGCGCGGCACTGCTAGTGGTCAAGACGTTCTGCATCTTTCTAATAGCGCAGGAACTAACAACGGCGATGCTGAAAATCAAATCCGCGTTACTTGCAATGACAACGCCGCTTGGGCAGATCTAGACGTACAGGCGTACAACACTATCTTTACGCAAGACGGCTCTGAAAAAGCTCGTATTTCAAACGATGGAAACATCGGCCTGGGAACGTCTACACCAACGGTTGGAAATGCTGGGGCAAAGCTCCTTCATATCCACAACACTGCATCCACTGGGACCAGACCTTCTGAAATTGTTTTTACCAATGGAAGCACTGGGCAAACTTCTGGGTCAGGCAGCACAGTCACTTTTTACCAAGATGATTTCTATGTTTGGAACTATGAAGCCCAAAGTTTAATTTTTGGCACTAGCGCAACAGAGCGGGCCAGAGTAGATAGTGCAGGCCGTGTAATGCTGGGGACGACAACACCTGGCGTTGCTGATGCCCATCAATTAACTATTGCGAGTCCATCTAGCACGGGTATCACTATTCGTGGCAGCACTTCAGGGAATGGTAATGTCTTTTTCTCAGACACTACAAGTGGCACTGGCCAATATGACGGCTTTATTCAATATCAACACGCAAGTCAAGCATTAAAGTTTGGCACTGGTGCGGCTGAGCGGATGCGTATCGGGTCATCAGGAGACATAGGCGTAAACACAACTACCTTGCCTAACTACGGTGGATATACGACCATTAGAGTCAACAACAACACTAATGGCGGTGTCTTTGAAGTATCTAACAATAATGTAATTAAAGGACAGCTTTTCTATGACGGCACTGTAACTCGTCTGCGTTCAAACTTAAATACTGATTTGCTCTTTGATACTCACGATACTGAGCGCGTTCGTATCACAAGCGTGGGCCGTGTAGGCGTGGGGCAATCTACTCCCGCATATAAATTAGATTTGTATGATAGCTCATCTAGCACTGTTGCAAATTTTGAGTCTAATGCCACCGATGTATATATCAGGTTAAAAAACACTACCGGAGGCCATGGATATATCGGCAATGAAAGTGGAGATGTGACTATTTGGGCGGCAAATTCTGCCAATAGTGCTAGCGCAAGAGTTGCACGTTTTGACCAAGATGGACTTAAGTTTGGCAGCGACACGGCTGCTGCAAACGCTCTTAGCGATTACGAAGAGGGCACTTGGATACCAACGCCATATTTGTCACACAACCCAAATAACAGAGGCCTTGCGGCATCTGGTGAAGCAGGGCGCTATACAAAAATTGGTCAAATCGTACATGTTTGGTTTGGATTTAACTACAGCATCAATGGTTCTGGCGGATTTAATTTAGGTATTAGCAATTTGCCCTTTCCTGTAAAAAGTAATGCTTCCTTTGCTTACAACGGCGGCGGCGTTGCTAGAGAAGCTGCGTACACAGGCTATATGTTCTTTTGTGAAGGCCTCAATGCGGGCACTACGCAGTTGGCTGTTCTCCGTAGATATGACAACGGCAGCCCAAGGGATCCGTCAGGAACAATGGTTGGACATGTTACATACGAAGCTGCATAAAAAGCCTAAACCTATTTTGTCTGGAGGACATTCTTAATGGCTATTACAAAACGACTTGAATACAAAGAAGAAATCTTGCCTAATCAGACCATTCAGATCCGCACCACTACCGTGGTCGAAGAGGATGGTGTCGAGCTGGCACGCAATCATCACCGCCACGTTGTCCATCCTGGCGACGACGTAAGCGAGGAAATAGCAGAGGTGCAGGCGATTGCGTCTGCCCTCTGGACTGATGAAGTTATTGCCGCATATCAGGCTTCCATTGTTACCTCCGCACCCGGAGGTGAGTGATGGGACTTACACAAATTACAACTGGCGGTGTTGATGACAATATCAACATCGACAGTAATACTCTGAAGGTTGACGGTACTAATAACCGGGTTGGAATCGGGACGGCGGCACCTTCAGTTCCATTAACAGTCAATTCAACCCCTGATCATTCTGATATTGCAATCTTTCATGCTGGTGGCGGCACACCAAACAGAGGATTAAAAATCAGCACATTTTCAAATACAAATTCAAATGCTGGTGTCGAGTTCGATGCACAAACTAGCACTGGAGCGTTTAAATTCAGCACTGGCGGCACCGAGCGTCTACGCATCGACAGCTCGGGCCGAGTCGGCATTGGCACCACAGATCCAATTAGTTTTTTCGCTGGTGCGGATCAATTAGTTGTTTCAGGTGGTAGTGGAGATGGCGGTATTACGATTAACAGTGGAACGTCTTCGATTGGACGCTTTCTTTTTGCAGATGGAACTACTGGGGCTGACCAATATCGAGGCTATCTAGCTTACAGCCACTCTGACAATAATTTGACTGTAGGAACTAATGGCTCCGAGAGATTGCGTATCGACGAGGCTGGCCGGATCTTGCTGGGTACGACGATTAAAGGCGATGGAAATGCAGATGATATAACTATCGCTACCTCTGGTCATTCCGGAATAACTGTTCGCAGCGGAGTTGGCTATAATGGAGCAATTTATTTTGGAGATGGAACGTCAGGAAATGACCGATATAGAGGTTATATTCTGTATGACCACACTAACAATGCTTTTGCGATTGGCACAGACGCCACCGAGCGACTACGCATCGACGGCTCTGGAAATTTTGGCATTGGAACGTCGGCGCCCACGACGCCTCTTTCAGTTAGAAGCTCTTCTTCTATATCAACTTATGGAAACGTTTCAGCTCAGTTCTCTGATAACTCAACAGGTACTTTATATGTTCAGCACTCGTCCGGAAAAGTACAGTTAGGTTCTGACTCCGCCTTAGCGTTTGGGTCAGGCACATCAGCCACTGAGCGGATGCGCATCAACTCGGTTGGAGAGGTCGGCATTGGAACAAATCCAACCTCATTAACAGGCTACGGCTACATATTGAGGTTGAAAGGTGGCAGCCAAGCATACCTCTCTTTTAACAACAGCACGCATACCACTGAAGTTACAGGTGGGTTTGTAATTGGCAATGATGCTTTTCAGGCCAACATAATTCAGCGTGAAGATCAGCCAATGAAGTTCTACACGTATGATCTTGAACGTCTAAGAATAGAGGGTAACGGCAATGTGGTTATTGGCAGCACTTCTACTGCTACTAACACAAGGCTTTTTGTTAATTCATCCGGTCTTACGCAGTCCATATACAGTCAAGCCACAGGCTCTGGTTCAAGCTATGCAGTATATGGATATGTCTCTGGAGGCAACAGTACGCAATATGGCGTTTATGGGCAAGCAGCTACAAGCTCATCACAAGCCTCTGGCGGAATGTTGGGGTATTCAATTAACACTAACACCTACGGAATTATAGGTTACTGGAGCGGCTCTGCTTATTACAGTTTTTACGGTAATGGCGTAGTCGCTGGGTCATCTTTTACAAGTGTTTCTGATTCGCGCTTAAAAGATGTTGATTCAAATTTAACAGGCTGCTTGAGCAAGCTTGCAAACATACAGCCCGTTAAATACACCTGGAAAGAAAACAGCCAGCAACGCCGGTCTGTTGGAGAAGGTGTAGAAATCGGCATGTTGGCCCAAGAGGTGCAAGCTCAATTTCCAGAGCTTGTTAATAGCGTCAACAACGGGCGAGTCAATGGCTCTAACCCTGAAACACTGAACGAGCAAATAGGCACAACGCTTCACATTGACTACAGCAGAATGACTGCTGTCTTGGTTCAGGCTTTGAAAGAAGCCAAGGAACGGATTGAAACTCTCGAAACCAAAGTTGCAGCTCTTGAAGCTGCCGAATAATCCACATTTATTATTTACAAATTATGTCTACTATTACTTGGAAAGTCGCCGAACTTGAGCGCACTCTTGTGGATGGCCGCGTTAGCAGCGTCCACTACACCGTTGATGCACGCTCTGACGACGACGTGTATTCCGCAGGTGCCTACGGCTCCATCGGCCTGGAAGGCGATGTGACCACCCCCTATGCCGACCTCACTGAGGAAATTTGCGTGGGCTGGGTGAAAGCCGCTTTGGGCGAAGAGAAGGTTGCACAAGTTGTTGCAGCTTTGGACGCCCGTCTCGAAGAACAAGCGACCCCCACCGTCGGGGCCGGTACTCCCTGGAGCTAATCATGATTGCAATCATTCGACCTGTTCTTATCTCCTTCGTTCAAACAGAAGCAGTTAAGAAGCTCATCATTTCTCTTCTCGAAAAACTTGCCGCCTCAACCTCCACTGAGCTGGATGACGAAGCGGTTCGCATCGTGAAGCGCGGCTTGGGCATGTAATGGACCTGGGCGAACCGATACTGGTGCCGTCCATAGACCTGCCTGAGCCTTACCACTTACCTACACCAATTCTTGAGTTACCTAAAGCGGACCTACCTAGCTTTAAGCCCATGGTGGTTCCGCCTAACGACTTGGCTACACCTCCAAAGGCTCCTGCCAAAGAAAGCCCAGAGACTCAAAGAGTAACGCCGCAAGCTGTTCCACAGATACCAGTTCCAGAGGTTCAGAACTTCCGTGTTCCATTCACAGAGGTTGACGTTCCAATGCCTACTAATGAAATCATGGTTGCCGCTGGAACGACGGCTGTGATCTCTGTCGCAGCAACTCTTACAGCAACTAGTGCTTTCAAATGGATAGTGACAATCAGCAAGCCAGTCCTAAAACAAATGTGGACTCGCCTGACAAAAAAGAAGGCAAAGCGGGATTTGTCCAATTCCTAGTCCTTTGTTGGGCTTGTGCAATGCTCACTGCTAATTATGCAGGATGGATGGAAAAGATGGATCCCACATATATCGCCAGCATTTTGAGCGGGACGCTTGCTTCCGCTTTTTCTATTTCAAGGGAGAAAAAGTCTTGAGACTTACACCACATGTTTTATTTTTGCTACTACTAAGTGGTCCTGCTTGTGCGCAAAGTGTAGTACCAAAATTTACTCAGGGGTCTATGCAGAGTACAAGCACAACCGTCACCACCATTGACCGAGTGATTAACACTGAGGTTATGGGGGGAACCTACAGCTCTTGGGCTGGGACCAACATCACTGCGTCTGGAGATCCATCTGGAGATACCACAACCTTCTCCATCACTGACACTGCGGAACCATGGCAACTCGAGATCACCTCTCGCGATGCGGGAGTCATCGAAACAATCGACATCACCGAATCAATCGATCAAACCACAACTACAACTTCTTTAAGTATCTTCTCCCAGTGATACTTTGTGCTCCTGTATATGCAGAGCCAGAAGTTCAAAATACATCAGCGCCATCCAGTAGTGCTAGTGGCACAGTAAACAACCAAGCCATTCAATTCCAGAATAATGGTGCGCCGAGTCGTCAATTCTTTCGACCCGGTAATAGTTGTAATGGTGCCACTATGACCTTCTCGCCTTTTTACATGGGCAATGACACTATCCCTTACGAAGCAGAAGGTTATGTTCGCAATAATAATTACGGCGCTCAACTTAACTTTATGGTGCCTTTGGATCGCGCCATGATTCAACAATGTAAAGACATTGCCCGCAGGCATGAACAACGAATGAGATTAGATTATGAGCTTCTAAGGGCTACTAAGTGTGCAGAACTGCAACGCCTTTCTTTTACATTCCGGCCAGGATCTAAGTTTGTAAGTTTATGCAGCGACATTATCCCTATTGTAAAACCTAAAGATGACAGAGCTACTTCTGATCGTGTGCCTGACGTACCTGTTCTGGATGCTGCTAAGGCTAGTAATTAGGACAGGCTGGTGATTGAAGCAACAGTTTCCTCAATCGTTGCGGTGGTTGCTGGTGGTGCAGCGTTGCTAAATAGATTGCACTCCAGAATTAACCGAGTGCATGATCGCATTACTGAATTGGATAAGCGCCTAGACGGCGTGGAGCTTCGCCTTGCTTCTGATTATGTAAGCAAAGCAGACCTTGCCGAGATCTTGCGCAAGATGGAATCGCACATGATTCGCATCGAAAACAAACTTGACCAAATCGTAATTCGTAATGGATAACTTTCCGCAAAGAGCTACAGAGAGTTCTTTTAATGAGCTACACGCTCTATTGACTCTAGAAATTACTGAACGCATCAGGTCGGGGGATGCCAGCACGGCAGACCTGCGAGCCGCTATTGAGTGGCTTAAGGCTAATGACATTACTGGTGTTCCCATCGAGGGTTCACCTCTTGCTGGCCTTGCTGGTGTGATTCCTGAACTGAGCTTTGACGAAGTTCAAGAATACTTGTAATGACAAAATCAAGTCCGGCCCGACTCCGGGCACAAAAAAAATACAACCGCAAGCCCGCACAGCGTAAGCGTCGGGCAGCACTCAATAAAGAAAACCGTCGCCGTGGAACCTACGGGAACCGCGATGGCCTTGACGTGAGCCACAAGAAATCTGGTAGGACCACGCTCGAGAAAGCATCGACTAACCGTAGACGAAACGGACGCAACGGAAAATCAAAGTTTAAGAAGTAAGGAATGAGCCATCGATGGACAGCCCACAAAGCCTCATGTATGACCTCCTCACATTTCGTTCTGGCGATGCCAAGCGAATGTGGCGACAACTTATTAAGGCTCGAGATGGGTACAAATGCGTCTACTGCGGATCTACAGAAAACCTAACCATCGACCACATACGCCCCCAGAGTAAAGGGGGAAAGACTTCTGCTCAAAATTGTTGTACTGCCTGTCGTTCTTGTAACCAGGCCAAAGGGTCACTAGACCTTCACGAATTTCTTGATCTTCAATCTGCTTAATTAACAATGACTGCTGTATCTATTACTGCTAAAGCAAACCGCCGTATCGGCACCCTTGGCGCTTATCGCTATGCCGAAGTTCCTATCGACTCCACTGCTGATACTGCACTGGCTGCCATCACAACCTCCAGCACCGTCCGTGACGTTCTGGTGATCCTGGACGCCTGCATTGCTCGCGATCGTCAAACCACTACCTCCGGTATTGGCCGAGCCACTGTTGCCCTGACTAGCGAAGCCCCGACTGACATCGCTCTGTCTGCTGCTGCTCTTGCTGCCGGTACTGCTGGCAACGTGACTCCCGTCACCATCGGCACTCTGTCCGCCACTGCTGGTACTCAGTTCAGCCTTACCTTCACCTTGGTGTCTGGTACTGGCTCTACCAACAACGCTCAGTTCGCTATCTCTGGCACAACCCTTCAGTACACCGGCACCGCTGCACAAGCATCTGCTGGTACTAAATCCGTCCGTGTCCGCGTCACCGACAGCAACGGTGGCACCTTCGAGGAAGCCCTCACTATCACTGTGAGCTGATAACCATGGCCAAAGGAGCCATGAAGGGCTGCGGCGTCAAGAACGGCTGCAAGTCCAAAAAAGGCGGTCTTACTGCTAAAGGCCGCGCACGTATTAACCGGAAAACGGGGAGCAACCTTAAGGCTCCCCAGCCGGGTGGCGGTGCTCGTAAGAAGAGCTACTGCGCCCGGTCTGCCGGTCAGATGAAAAAGTTTCCCAAAGCCGCGAAAGATCCCAACAGTCGGTTGCGCAAAGCGCGGCGACGTTGGAAGTGCTGATTTATGAACACCAAACAACTTGACGCAAAGATCAGGAAGGACTTCAGAGCTTTCCTGACTTTGCTGTGGCAAGAGCTGGGTCTACCGCGCCCCTCGCGGGCGCAACTCGGCATTGCTGCTTATCTCCAGCATGGGCCTAAACGTTTACAGATACAAGCCTTTCGAGGCGTAGGCAAAAGCTGGATTACTTCTGCATTTGTTTTATGGACTCTCTACCGAGACCCGGATGTCAAAATCCTGGTTGTCAGTGCGAGCAAAGAACGAGCCGATTGCTTCTCGATATTTTGTCAGAAGCTCATCTCAGACATCAGCTTCTTAAACCATCTGGCACCGAGAAGCGACGACCAAAGATGGAGCCGTATAAGTTTTGATGTAGGCCCTGCAAAACCTCATCACGCACCGAGCTGCAAGAGCGGAGGAATCCAGTCGAGCCTGACAGGATCCCGTGCGGATTTGCTTGTATTCGATGATATCGAAGTACCCCTAAATGCAGCCACTGATGCTCAAAGAGCGAAGCTACTTCAGTTATGCACAGAAGCCGAATCTATTCTGACTCCTGATGACAACTCGCGAATACTTTTCCTCGGTACTCCACA